CACCAGCTCGCACTCGATCACGAACACCTCATCGAAGCCCGGCCCGGCGTTGATGTAGCCGTTGTCGCCCTCCGTCGTCGTCACGCAGACCGGCTCCTGCTGCCGCGAGGACGGCAGGTCCGAGTGCACAGTCACCCGGTAGCACGTCTCGCCGTGGATCGACGGCGCGGTGTCCACCACCGAGGAGTCCGGCGGGATGCCCTCGGCGATCATCACCCACGGCCCGCCGTCGATGGACCGCTCGATGTCCACCGTCACCGCCGGGACGGACTCGCCGCCGACCGGGCCGAGCGGGATCAGCACGATGCCGACCGAGCCGGTGTCCTCGTCGTAGGTGACCTGCACGTCGATCAGCTCGGGCGGCAGGTAGTCCACCGTGAAGTTCACGGTGTCCACCAGCGACCAGAGCGCCGAGCTGTCCTGGACGATCAGCGAGACCGAGTAGGCCAGCCCGTCCAGCACCGGGGTCGCGAAGGTGACCGAGGTCGCCTCGCTCACGTCCGTCTTGACTTCGAGCTGGACGCCGTTGGCGTCGAACAGGGTGGCGATCCACTGGGCCTGCGGGGTGTCCTCCGCATCGAAGTAGACCCAGGTCATGTCCAGCCGGGAGATCCCATAGACCTGGCCCTCGGTGGGTGCGCTGATCGTGCCGGTCGGCCGCGCCGAGGTGGTGAACACCGCCGTCGGCGACCAGGCCGAGGCAGTCGCGTGGCTGCCCCAGGTCTGCACCTGCCACTCGTAGGACTGGCCGTTCAGCAGCGTGCCCGGCGGCATCGTGTGCTGCGAGACGTTCGAGGTGACCGGCGCGACCGCCGTCCAGCTCCCCGCCCCCACCACCCGGTACTGGATCGCGTACTTGGTCTGCGGCGAGCCGTCGAGCGGATTGTGGCTCCAGGTGAACACGATCGGCTCGGCCGCGTCCAGCACCACGCCGTTCGGGGCCAGGTTGCTCGGCGGGTTCGGCGGAGCCTGGGTGACCAGCGGCGCGGAGACCACCCACGCCGATTGCAGCGTCGGCTGACTGGCGTGTGTCGCCTTGTGCGCGATCCGGTACTGGGTCGTCCCCGCCAGCGGTGCGACGTCGGTCCACGTCGTGGAACCGGCGGGCTGGGTGGTCTGGGCCGTCCAGCCTCCCGCGCCGTTGCTCTCCTCGATCAGCGTCTGGTAGGCGGTGGCGACGTTGCTGGTCGCCGGATAGGCGGCGTTGACCCAGGTCAGCACCGCCGTCAGCCCAGTGCCGCGCCCGGCCACGAAGTTCGTCGGCGGAGTCGGCGTGGTGACGATCGTGCCGGTCGAATTGAAGGCGGAGTTCCCGCCCGCGTTCTGTGCCCGGACCTGATAGCGGTAGCTGTGCCCAGCCTTCGTCGTCTTGTCGCTGTAGCTGGTCGCCGTCCCCGCCAGCGTCGCGATCGTGGCCCAGGCGGCTCCGTCAGTGCTCCGCTGCACGAGGATGTTGGTGTAGGGCGCGGAGGCCGTCGGGTGGTTGACCCAGGTGACCGTGTGCTCGGTGTCGCTCACCCGCGCCACCGCCGCGCCGGTCGTGGCCGCCGGAACGTTCACCGTCGTCTTGAAGCTCTTGGCCGCGCTGAACGCGCCAGAGCCGATCGCGTTGGCCGCCCGGATCCGCACCCAGTACGTGGTGTTGGCGGCCAGCCCGCCCATCTCCCAGGTGCCGTCCGTGCCGGGGAATGTGCCCTGCCAGTGGATCGCGGTGAACGCGGAGTTCGTGCTGATCTGGCCGTAGTAGGAGGTGACCGCCGAGCCGCCGTTGCTGCTCGGCGCGGTGTAGACCGTCCGCGCCGTCGTCTGGGTGATCAGGTCCACCCGCGTGATCCCCGGCGCACCGGGAGCCGTCGCGGGAGTCTGGAGGTTGAAGGTGACCGAGGGGTCGGCCCCGTTGTAGCTCCCGCTCACCGCCGCGTGGATGTTGGTCCAGACGCCGGGCGTCCCGTTGTAACTCCCGCTCACCAGATCCTGGTAGCCGTTCGCTGGCTGCGGGCCGTACGTGTAATCGTGCTGGAAGTTGCCCGCGAACGCGCCGAAGCCGATGTGCTGTGGGTCCGAGGGCCAGTCGTTCTGGTTGTGCCCCTTCACCGTCCAGTTGCACTTGTTGCCCACGAAGGTCCAGACGAAGATCAACTGCATCCCGTTGGACGGGTTGCCGTAGGACCACGCACCCGCGTACTCAGCCACTGAAACCGACTCCCATCCGGACCCGCACCCGCAGCATGTCCATGAACTGCTCCAGGTCGTTGAGCTGCGCGAGGTCGCTCAGTGGCACGGTGACCACGATGTCGTAGTTGTTGTTGACCGTCCCCGCCGCTGCCGGTGTCGCACTCGCTCCAGCCATCAACCCGGTCGGAATCAGCGGCACCGAGGCGTCCACGGTCAGCGCGTCGGCAGCTCCCGCCATCACCCCGGCGATTGAGTTGACCAGCTCGTCCTCCTGCCCGGCGATGCCTTCGCTCAGCCCGCGCACGATCGCCTTGCCGGAGAAGTGGGTGTCGCCCCGGCCGGACAGCGGACCCTCCTTGGCCGGGCTGAACGGCAGGAAGTCGGTGACCGTCGAGGCGATGTTCCCGATCGCGTCGCCGATCCCGCCGATCATCGACTTCACCCCGTCGATCAGCCCGCCGATGATCCGCTTGCCCGCCTCCAGCAGCCAGCTCCCGGCGTTCGAGAAGAACGACACCACAGTGTCTTTCACCCCGGTGATGGCCGTGCCGACCGCCGCGATGCCGGTCGCCACTCCGCTCTTGATGCCTTCCCAGATGCCAGCGATCCCCGCGCCCAGCTCGGACCACATCTTGTCCCAGGCGGCCTTCGCCCCAGCCAGCCCCTCGGAGATCTTGGTCTTGACGTTCTCGATGGCGGTGGAGACCGCCGTCTTGATGGTGTTCCAGATCTCGGTGACCTTGGTGCCGATCGCGGTCCACACCGAGTTCCACAGCGCCTTGATCGCGTTGATCACCGACGAGATGACCGACTTGATGATCTCGATGGCCCCGGTGACGATCGCCTTCAGCGTGTCCCAGGTCGCCTGCAGGATCTGCTTGACGCCTTCCCAGACGGCCTTCCAATCGCCGCGCAGGAACGCGAGCAGGGTGTTGATGATGGCGGTGATGATCCCCACCGCCGCCTTGATCACGCTGGCGATCACGGTGAACACGGTGGTGACCACCGGCAGCAGTGCCTGGACCACCGGCATCAGCGCCGTCACCAGGTTGATCCAGACCTCGAACACCGCCTGGATCAGCGGCATCAGCGCGTCCAGAATCGGCATCAGGCTGTTGAGCACCTGCACGAAGATCGGCAGGACGCTCATCACGAGCTGCACCAGCGGTGGCAGCAGGAGCTGGATCGCGCTCACCAGGAAGCCGCCGAGCGATGCCGCGAACTGGGTGACGAACCCGATGATCTGAGTGATGACCGGCATCAGGGCCGGGAGGATCTGGTAGATGATCATGTCGAGCAGCGGCATGATCGCCACCAGCGCCGCCCCGAGGATCGCCGAGAAGGCGCTCGCCAGCGTCTGAATCAGCCCGAGGATCGGCCTGATCACCGGCATCAGGATCTTGAGGCCGTCCACCACCAGCTCGATGAGCGGGGTGACCACCTCCAGCGCCGCCGTCAGCACGGTGCCGAGGATCTTCGCCAGCGAGGCGAACACGCCGACCAGCGGCTTCATGTCCGGCCCGATGTCGGTGATGACCCCGGCCAGCATCTCGAACAGCGGCATCGCCGCCTGCAGGGCCTGGGCGAGCACGTTCCCGACGATCCGGGCGATCTCGCCGAAGGCCGACGACAGGTTCGTCAGCAGCGGCCCGGCGGACTTGAAGGCTTCCCCGAACACCCCGGCGATGTCGCCCAGTGCCGTGCGGAGAGACTCGCTCTCCTTGAACATCGAGATGAGCAGCCCGATGACCAGCCCGACCGGTCCGGACAGTCCGCTGAACAGGCTGCCGATCACCGGGATCTGCGAGAGCAGTGGGCCGAGCAGCCCGGAGAAGGCGCCGACCAGCGGGATGATCAGCTCGCTGATGCCGCTCAGCCCGCTGCCGAGCTTGCTGAAATCGACCTTGGAGATGAAGCCGAAGAACTTCTCCGCCAGCGACGTGACCGCCGGCACCATCTTCGAGTTGATCATCTCGAACAGCGGCTTCATGCCAGCCGTCAGGCTGTCCACCGCCGGGATCGCCGACTGGAAGATGCCCTTGAGCATCTGGAAGCCGGGGTCCAGTGCCGACGCCCCGAGGCGACCGAGGGCTGCCTGGACGTTCGCCAGCCCACCCTTGAAGGTGTCTCCGCTCTTGAGCGCGGCCCCGCCGATGTTCGCCTCGATGGCGGTCTGGAAGTCGGCGAAGGAGACCTTCCCCTCCTTGACCATCTTCTTGGCTTCTTCGGAGGTCACGCCGTACTGCTTCGCCAGCCACTGCAGGACCGGAATGCCACGGTCCTGGAGCTGGAACAGCGAGTCGCCGGTCAGCTTCCCGCTCGCCGCAACGTCGCCGAAAACGTTGCCCATCTCGCCCAGGCCGACACCCGCGATGGTCGCGGTGTCGCCCATCAGCTTCAGGGTGCGGGTGAGATCCTCACCGGGCGCGACCCCGGCGGCGAGCATCGAGGCGGCGAGTCCAGCCGCGTCGCCCAGCCCGAACGCGGTGCCCTTCACCGAGGCCAGGGCGTCCTTCATGATGCCCTCGACCTGCTCGGCCGAGTAGCCGAGGCCGTCTAGCTTGCCCTTCGCGGTGTCGATCGCCTCCAGCCGACCGAACCCCTTGGCGAGCGAGATCCCCATGATCGTGCCGATGGCGGCCGACGCCGCCGCCGCCGTCGTCTTGAGCCCGGTGGACAGCGCGTCGCCCAGCACGCCGCCGACCTTGCCCAGGATCTGCTTGCCCTTGGACTGGATGTCAGCCCCGAAGCCACTCGCATCCGCAGTAACGGTGACGGTGGCTTCGCCAATGGGTTCGGGCACGTCTCACCCCTCTTGGCTCCGGCCCGAGGCCAGCGAGCAGACAGGCCGGGCGGGAGGGGTCAGACGGCCCGGCGGCCTGATCCTACTTCTTGGGGGCGAACGCAGCCTTGAGCCCTGCGAACGCCGCTGTCTCGTTGGCCGCGCTCCACGGCGACTCCGCCGTCGGGACCACCCTCGGTGGCGGCCGCCACAGCCGCACCCGGAACTTCTCGATGTCCTCCGCCGAGCCGTCGCGGGTCAGGAACCACCACACGAACGAGCCGAACCTGGGCACGGTGAGGTCACCGAGATAACCGAGCCGGTGAGCCACGGCGTAGCCGTCCAGCTCCCCCCAGCGCTTCGCCGCGATCCCGGCGAGCCGCTGGGTCACGAAGTAGGGTTTGCCGTGCCGATCTCGGCGGTCTTGGCCATGAGCTGCATCAGGTGCGAGTAGTCCAGCAGGTCGTCGGCGTTGTCCAGCCGCGCGAGCACCTCCGAGGCGACCGTCCGCCCGAACGCCGCCGCGCACCAGTCGTCCAGAATGTTGATCAACTGCATCACGTCCTCACCTGCGCCCTGCGCCCGCATCGCCATCCGCAGCGAATACGCGGACTTCGGCGGCATCAGCGTGTAGCGGACCCCGACCAGATCGACGGTGATCGGCTTCCGCGCGTCCGCAGCGATCTCGATGGTGGGCGCGACGAGGGACAGTTGACGCTTCGCAGTGGCCATGGTCGGAGGCTACTTCCCGAAGTCCCCCGCCGTCACTGCGTCGATCGCTCCGCGCAGGTAGTGCGCGCCCTGGAACCCGCGCGTGTGCGGCCGGAAGATCACCACCGAGCCCTTGGGCTGGAAGCGCAGCACCTTCCCCCGCGCCCTCGACGGACCGGCCCCGAACTCCTGGTAGACGGCGTACGGCAGCGCGCTCCCCACGTTGAAGCGCGGGCGCATCGGCTGCGAGGTCACGTCCGTCGCCTGGATCGAGTCGCGCAGCGCCCCGGTTCGCACCCGCCCCGCGCTGGACAGGATCCCCCTGGCCCGCTCCGCCGTCCGCTCAGCGGCCCGCTGCACCGCCGCGTGCGACTGCCCGCCGACAACCCGCACCACCGCAGAGTTGTCGAGCTTGAGGGTCACCTTCGTCCTAGGCACAGCGGCAGCCCGCCACCCGCGTGACCACCGTCCACTTGCCGCCAGCGCACCCGCCGAGCACGCCCTGCGGCTCCCATCGCACGAAGTCGGTCGGCTCCATGCAGCACTGGATCGCCGCCATCAGCGACTCCATGTCCGCGATCACCTGATCGGCGTCGGCGGTGATCTCCGGTGGGGTCGGCGCGTTCCCCTCGTCGTCCACGACCGCCGCGCAGCGCACCACGCCGATCTCGACGGTGACGTTCCAGGTGTCCACCGCGCAGTGGTGGCCCGACGCCTTCCGGGTCTGCAGGGTGGTGACCGGCGCGAGCTGAACCAGCCGCACCCAGACCTGCCCCTCGCAGCAGTCATCGAACGCGGCCTCGATGCCGGGTGCCAGCACCGCCCGACCCACTGGTGGGTCGAGAGCCGCCACCGCGCAGTCGAGCCAGCGATGGAGCTCCGCCGTCAGACCTGAGTCGGCCACGTGGTCCGCCGGTTGCTCCGCTGCCCGATCGTGTCCACCGAGTAGACGCTCCCGCCACGCTTCTGCGGAGTCGTCACCGCGATGACCCAGGAGTCGATCAGCCAGATCCCGGTCCGGCCCTTCTCCAGATCGTCCATCGTGTCGAGCATCGCCACCGTCACGCCCTGGCGGGTGATCGACTGGATCCGCTTCGGCAGCGCGCAGGAGGAGTCGCCGCAGGCGGCCTTCCAGAGTTCGCAGGCCAGTCTCGCCGCCGCCACCTGGCCGCCGATCGGCACCGGCAGCCCCTGGATGTAGCTGACCTGCCAGGTGTCCAGCGCCGTCGTCGGCGCGACCAGATCCTGGCAGTAGGGCCAGCCCTCGCCGTCCAGCCGGACCAGCCAGCGGTAGTCATCGACGCGGTAGCTGGTGCTGGGCAGCACCGCGCCGTCGATGAGCACCTCCTCCACCGCCCACACCGGGCCGGGCAGCGAGATCGACTGACCCGGAATCGTGCAGGAACACCCGCCGTCGCCACACGGGCAGCCGACGTTGTACCACTTGCCGCCGACCAGCACGGGAGTCCAGCCGCCGACAGAGGTGAACGGGTACGGGCCGCGCCCCCAGAACGTCGTGATCGTGTCGGTGCAGCCAGCTCGGCAGGGCCGCACCTCCACCGGGCACTGGCCGAACTTCTGCCCGGTCCAGTTCCACAGCAGCTCGATCGCCATGGCCTCGAACTTCTCGAGGTCAGCGGGCGGGATCGTGCACGGCGGACACGAGGTCCAGTCCACCGGCCAGTCGCAGACGGGCGCGGTCGGTGCAGTCATGCGCCCATCCTCTCGCGCGTCGGCTCAGCTCAGGGTGCGACGCCCGGCTCCCAGGAGTCGCCGTCCCAGAACGCGGTGGTCGCGTCACCCAGGATCACGTTCTGCCCGGTGGTCCACGCCGTCGCCGGGCTCGCGGTGAGACCAGTCGTCGCGGCCAGGTTCGCCGGCGGCGTCGAGCCGCCCGGAGTCCAGGTGCCAGGAGTCCCCGCCGTCGCCCCGGTCGCCGGGACAATCGCAGCTCCAGCAGGCATCGGGATCGGGTCGCACGCCTCCGGCGGAGGCGCGATGCCGGTGTCGATGAGCAGCAGGTGGTCGCCGGGGTCGAGCGCGGTCGGCAGTGGGCCAGCCGCTCCAACGTCGTCCGCGATCACGTCGAAAGGCCCGACACCCCAGGCGTTCCCGCCCTTCGTGAATGCGCCGGTCAGGCTGAACGTGACCGCGTTCTCGCCGTCCACCGCGATGTCGCCGAGCACACCGGCCTGCACGAACGGCAGCAGCAGATAGCCGCTGGCCTCCTCCGCACCAGGCTCGCACGCCTGCCCCGAGAGGCCGGTCCACAGCTCCAGCGCGAACTTCTTCTCGATGGCTCCCTCGGGCACGGTGATGCCGATGATGTCGCCCGCCGCTCCGCCCTCATACGGCTCGGCGTTGGTCACCATCGCCAGCAGGCTGGGGTTGACCCCGCAGAACTCGATCTCCACCGTGAACCGCTTGAAGCTGTCCGAGGAGCGCTCGTTGACGCAAAGCGCGCCGCTCGCCTTCTTGGTGATGATCTCGGTGCCGTCCTCCACCTCGCTGGACAGCGTGAGCGAGATGAACCCATCGGTCGCCAGCACCGCGTCGGGCGCGGCGGCAGCGGGCGGCAGCCCGCAGGCGTCCAGCGTGGTCACCCGGATCCGCTTGCCGAGGACCGGGATGAAGCAGTGGGTCGTCATGTCGCTCCTCGGCTATCAGGGAATCGTGATCGTGAGAGTCAGCGGGTTGCTGGTCGCCGTCCGCGTCCCGTCCACCATGTCCGAGATGAGCACGGTGATCTCGTAGTCGCCCGGCGCGTTGGACAGCGAGATCTGGACCTGCATCTCGGTGTCCGTCGGCGTGCCCTGCACGTATGTGACGAGGCTGAGCGCACCAGCGTTGCCCAGCACGTAGGCCCCGAAGGTGTCCTGCACGAAGCCGGTGCCAGCGAGGACGACGATCGGGGCTCCAGCCCCGGAGTCCAGCACCACCGCGCTCGGTGTCAGCGAGGTGAGCGTCGGCGTGACCGGGAGTGGCAACTCCCCGCCACCTCCGTCGCCGTCACCGGGCGGGACCATGCCTGGCACGTAGCCGGTGCCGTCCCAGACCGGCACGGCGGGATCACCCGCCTGCGGGTCAGGGATGTCCCGAGGTGCCCACGGGAACCGACGCTCGGTGGGTGCAGCCTCCGCCGTCACCTTCTTGCTCGTTGCCATCAGGTGATCTCCAGGACGATCGCCGGGCTGACCGCCGCGCCGCTCCGCGCGTAGAGCCGGATGCTCCCGGTGGCCGTGGTGGTCTGGTTGAACACGAACTCGGTGGTCGCGACCTCGGTCATCTCACCGAGGTTGATCCACGCTCCGCCGTCGCGGCTGGCGTACAGGAACACCTCGTCGGTGGGCGCGATATTGGAGTGGACCTCCACCGTCACGTCGGTGCCGACCGTCACCGGGCTGCCAGGCACGCTGCCGATGGTCAGCGCCAGCGTCGTCTGAGTGCCAGGGTCACCCGCTCCGCCGTCGATGGGGCAGCACGCGCGCGGGTCGATCTGAACCGCCGCCGTCGTGCAGTCATCGAAGCCGAGCAGGTAGGTCCGCTCCGCCACCGCGTACAGGTCGTTGCTCGCCCGGTCCAGCAGGTCGCCCGCCCGGTTGGAGCTGGTGAACACGTCGCTCCGGTAGCCGAACAGCGCCGCACTCGCGTAGATCCACGGCTTGCCGGGGATCGAGCTGCCGTCCGGCCCGCTGCCGGGGTAGCCAGCTCCCGCCACCACCGGGGTGCCGAGCATGGTCTGGAGCCGCCCGCCCTTGGTCTCCAGCAGATGCTCACCGAGGGCTTGCAGCGCCACCGCACGCGGCAGGTGGATCACCCCCAGCGCGCCGTACTGCTGGCCGATGATCGCCTCCAGGAGCCCGAGGCCCTGAGCGAGCGGGACCACGGACCCACCAGTGAGGTCCGTCGCCTCGTCCGCCAGGTTGGGCGTATTGCCGAGGTCGCCAGCCCAGAACGCCTGCTCGACACGGGCCTCCTCGCGCGCCGTCAGATGCTCCGTCGCCCGCGCCTGCGCAGACTCCGGCGTCCAGCCCACCGGGCTGCAGTTGAAGTGGCCGTAGACGGTGAACGGGTCCGCCTCGCCGTCGCCCTGGCCGTTGCGAGCCAGATCCTTGCC